AACGTTGCCGGCCATACCACTGCTCTTATCTATCCAAACTACATCAGCGACAGGCACAGGTGCTTCTGGACTAACCCTGTCAACATTACAGTAAACGTGCTCGTCGTTGCAAATCTCACCAATCAGTAATACTTTCATCGCCAATTGGGTCCACTAAAAAACATAACCAATGATCTGCGTTGTCCTATGAGTATAGGAGACACCTTGTGCAATATGTTCGATCTAAAAACCACTACATTGCCAGGTTGTTCAAGTTCTGGAATCGGTTCATCTGGAAGCCTTGCAGCAGCTAGATACAACGACCCTCCTCTATATGGTTCAAGGGACGCATTAATTATACACGTCATTTTCATATCGTTGTAGGGTACTTGATGGGCATCTACATGCCAAGGGTATCCATTACTTCCTTCATGATAAATGTTTAACAAGTACTCTCTGGTATATGATGCGTCTATATCGTATCCAAAATTATCCTTTACCTCGTTGATGCAGCGATCTTTAAATTCTGATAAGAATGGGACATCTTGAAGAGCATCTGTCCAATATGACTCAGTATCTTTACCATCGCACTGTTGCTTTGACTCTTCAAGTTTACCGCGCGTCTGGGCAACCTCGCCCATAAGTTCAAGTTCGTTATGTGTAAACTGATTTTGATACACCCAGTAATCGTGTTTTTTCATTACACAAACAGATCACTATAATCTTTCTTGCTCTTTCCAAAAGATTGGTTTAGTGCTTTTCCGACGTCAGTATTATCCATTACAGGCCCATCATCTACAATATCATCTTGAGCTGTTTGCTCAACATCATACAGTCTCATTTTTGCTCTATCAACTCCAATAACAAATCTTTTATACATTGTTGGATCGTTGTATCGATTCTTCAATTGCTTAACCATAAGTTGATTAAGTTGTTCTAACTCATCACTGTTAATTATAGCAAACATGAAATCTGCTGTAGCTGGAAGTCCAAACGACTCTGAAGTATCTTCTAAACCCAGATCACTATTCGTGTATCCTGATCGTGTGGTTTGAGTGGCTGATACAATTGGTACGTTCTTCTCTACAGCTAAGCCACGCAACTCTTCTGCGATAGCTTTAATGTATGTATATGAGTTTATAGAGCCTCCTATCGCCTTTGTTCTGCTGCTAGAACAGATGTTTAGATAATCAATGTAAATAATATCAGGCGTGAAGTTTCTTTTAATTCTAAGCTCGTTTATTAAGTGTCTAAAGTGGCCACTATGTGCTGACGCAGTTGGATACTCTTTTATAATTAACCGACCAGGAGTACGTGAACGTAGCTCTGATATCTTATTGTCGTACATTTGTTTAGGAAGGTTTACAAGATCATCTACTTTTACGTTAAGAAGGTTTGCATCTATCCGTTCAGCAATCTTTTCCTCAGCCATCTCCATTGTAATATACAAAACATTCTTACCCTCCATCATATTACCAGCTGCGAAGTGACACATTGCTAACGATTTACCTACACCAGTACCTGCAAGTATAATATTTAAGGATTTGCGAGGTAGACCACCTTTAGTGATCTTATTCATGTAGTCAAGATCAAATGGTATACGTTCTTCTTTATGATGATAAAAGTCAAAACGTTGCTCATAGTCTTCTATGAAATCATGACCAATATGATTATCAAAACTGACAGCTAATGCTTCTGACAATACTTGAGGTATGGCTTGTTTAGTTTTAGATTTGCTCTTGCCATCAATGATGTGGATAGACTCCATGATTGCATTGTATACAGCTTTCTCTTGACAGAACTGCTCAGTCTTATCAATCAACCACTGTTCGTTTGTATCCTCGTCTACAGTAAGTTGTTCAACCTGTGATACAGTTGAACTGTAATCAGCTTCGCTTAACGCATCTGTGTTTTCCAACTCTATGTACAGAGCTTCTTTTGATGGAGGCACATTGTACTCATCCATATACTGCTTTATCTTAGTCAGTAGTAAACGATCAGTAACAGTTTGAAAGTATTCCTCTTTTAGAAAAGGAAGCACCTTACGTGCATACTGTTCACTGTGAACTAGCTGACTCAGAATGTTTGTTTCTATCGTCATTAAATAATTGCTCCTCAAGCATTTCAACTAGGATATCGCCAACCGTATTTTTGAAGTTATCATCGACGGTCCCACTGAGTACATTATAGTTGTATGATAGTACTCCATCATCGTTAATACTTACAACATCAATAATGAAGACGACACCTTCATAACTTCCTTCTACTATCATGATAGGACATACACTGTCTACGTCCTTGGCTTCCAATACAGCATACTTGGGTATACTAGACATAATTAATAACTAATGTGATCCGAAGATGCTTGTTACCAGATACTTGGTAATGGTTTTGAAGACCATCAAATGAAAATATTCTATCTTCTCTAGGGATAAGTTCATAGATAGGTGTAACATCTTTTATTTCACGATGGTGGCCGTCTAAGTCTTTTTCTTGACATAATACTGTATTACCGCTGTCACTTCCACAAAATAAATGAATTAACAATACTTTGTGTTGAAAATGGTTGTCGACATGAGCTAATGAGGTTCTTCCACTAGTAGGCAAATCTAAATTAACTGCTGCTCTTACTAGATGGTTAAACTCAAGGTTATTAAAGTCAAGTATCTCTTTTACTATAGTGTTAACTTGATCGCCGTGATTTTCAAATCCATTTAGAGTACCTACCGTAGATGACGCACCTTCTATTGGTCTATCATATATGCTGTGATTTAGTATTCCTAACACATTACTTTCGTTAAAGTGCTGTAGGAAGTTATTATTATTTGCATCCCAATCTGGCAAAGTAGATATGTTAAAATACCACGGAAAATGAATCATGCTCTTGAGAGATGTGAAGGTAGATTTAAAATCCAAATACGTAGGCGTCAAAGGATTTTTTAACTCAACTACATCATTCATACTGCCAGCTCATCAACCTCATAATCTATTTCGTCAGCAGATCCATAGGTAAACTCTAAGGCGGCTGCTTCATTAATACGAGCAAGTAACTCCTCAGTAAAGTATTTGTTTGGCTCTTTTAAAATAGACTTACCATACACTTTAGTACCGTCAGGCATTTCATAACGATTAGCTACTTTTTTAAGAATATCATACTTCTCAGCTAGCTCTAACAGTCCATAGTAACGATCAAGGCCTTTATCGTATGTTAGCAGTACTTCTACTTGCTTATTTTCTTTTGTAAGTCGTGACTTAGCCATCTTAACCTTAATTACATTTCCAATTACTTCTTTACCGTCCTTCTCTTTCTTCTTAGACAAATAACAAATTTGAGACGCTGTATACTTTAAGCCACTACCACCAGCCATCTCCTTTGTTGGGATATATGATCCCACTACCTCATACACATGATTAGTAACTAACATTGGTACATTTGCTTTAGCCAGCTTTAGATTAAGCACTCTGAATGTAGCCTTGAGTGTAGCTGCCTTTGTCATATCACGAGTCTCGCTACCAGTTGCCGTATCTTCAACTTCCTTAGTGGTAGATAGTTGACCAAGAGAATCTAACACCATTAGCATAGGTGGCTTTTCTTTGTGTGAGTTATAGTTGTCTAGGATCTGCAGTGCTGTATGTCGAAACTTTTGGATAGTTTCTGGTTCAGAGATGATTACACGATTAGTATCAATACCTCGTGTCTTCATCATGTCTTTTGTTACAGCTGCTTCTGTGTCAAAGTAAAACACAGCTGCAGAAGGATTGTCATCTAAAAATTGTTTAACAACACCCATCACAAAGAATGTTTTACCTGTTGCTGACTCTCCAGCAAAAGCAGTAATCTTATTGTTTGGAACACCACCAAATATAGAACCACTTAATGCTGCATTGAGAGTATACGAACCTGTATCAATAGTACCAGAAAACTCTGAACTATTAAGGCCGTCCTCGGCTATGTGTGTGTTTTCATCGTTAAGTTCTTTAACCATGTCTCTAAAAAAATCGCTCATTTGTCTCCCCATAACTTAGGATCAAGTTTTTCCAATTTATCTACTAACTTCTTTCGACTCTTATGAGACCATCTTGGTCCTTTAAGAATCATATTATCATCACCCATGAAATCAGATACTGGTTTAAGTTTCTTCATTGTATTCACGTCAATTAGGTGATGTCTTATCTCTACCTCTTTATCGGTAATAGGTATTAAATGTACAAGTGGATCAAGTACATCCCACCGAGTAGTATACACTGTATGAGAGTCTTTGGGAACATCTAGTAAGTAATTTACTTTCATCTCATTAGTATACTTTAGGTTCATAATTCCGGGAAGTACAGACATATACCTATACCTGTAATAATTGTCCCATCCTGGTTGTGAAAGCATTATATGAATGTTTGGTTTAGATTGGACCATCCAAGGTGTGTCTAATTTAAAATTAACTGCATCTTCTTTCTTTACAAATTGATCAAACTGTATATTAGGATGACAGCTATGAGAAACAACTTCTTGTGTAGGACATTTTATTGAGACGCCTTTATTATCTACATCAGCCTCCATTACAAACCACGAGGGTATAGTAATACTTTGTTTGTAAAGCTCGAGTACTCCTGGACAGGTTTTAACAGTCATACTAATAGGTCCCTTTCCAGTATGGGGACAAATTATAGGTTCATCATAAACGCCTATTTCATTTAGATCAACACTTGCGGGAGTTTTTTTAAACCAGTCGGGGTAGTGTTTAACAGAAAAGTCTGGTTTTGCCATTTGAAAAGCGAGATTGGAACCAGCTGCGCTTAGATCACAAAAGAAATCAATAACTACCTTCTCACGTTTAACAAAAAAATCAAACATCAATCCATCTCATTCAACTTGTTTATAATCTTTGCCTTTATACGTTGAAGCGATCGCTTTTCGTGTTTATGATCAATACTATTGCGAGTAGTATACATGTCTATAAGTTTGTTATCAACCTGTTTCAATAACTTTTTTAATTCGTCTTTAGTTTGTATCTTTTCTGGATCAATATGGAAGTGCATGTCAACCTTCTTCTGATTGGTCATGCTCTCATACATCTTATCATAATCATCAAAGTTTGGATCTTCATCTATGTCAATTTCAACATAGCTAGTTGTCCAATCCTGATCTATTTCATTAACCGTAGCTGCCTCTATTTTTTTAGTTGGCTCTTTTGGTTTAGTAAGTGTCATGTTAGCTGCTATAAGCAAAAGTACAGCAAGTGGATCGAATACAAACACAATAAGCAAGATAACCCAACGTACAGCTTCATCGAAAAAGTCGCGAGCATTGTCACCATAGATTAATTCAGCAATATATTTTAGAGGACCAACCTCGACCTCGAGAGCCAATTTTTCCTGTTGGATCGGAGTGAGATCTTTTTGGAGTCCATCAATGCGAATGTACGCAGCATCGATCGTCTCGTTGAGAAGACGCCTCTCATCCGATTGACTTTCGCGAACTGCAATCGAACCTGAAGGACCACGAATCCTGTCGTATTCAATGAGGGTGGCGACTTGCGAATCCAGTTGCGTGAGTACCGTTTCTGCATCAGCAATGATTGATTGCTGTCTCGCAATCTGTCTTTCCAGGTTGGTGATTTGTAATTCATTTGTGCCACCTAATGATATAGAATGTTCTAGGTGTGCCTTTGACAGGAAACCAAAGATACCCATTGAGGTGATTAACATCAACACTACTACTGCTGAAGTAAGGTAGGATTTCAACAGGAAAGGTATTTCTTTCCAATTGCGGTATAGCCAAGAAGCCGTAACTAACTTACCAGCTTCTAGTACACCACCCATTATAATGATAGCAGTCGCTGCACCAGAAAAGATAGCCATCAAACCAGCAATACTATACCAGGCAGCTACTCCGGAGATAGCCAAAGCCATAACAAGAGTTAAGATGCCCATTACTGGCCTCGATATATCCTATCGAGCATATCTTGAAACTGTTCAATCTTTTCAAGACGATTGGGCCACCAAATATACTCTTTGTCTGCACTTTGTCGTAAATTATTAAGAAGGGGTTGTACTGCGTCATACAATTTTGTCATCCGCGCTTGCAACTCATCCTTGCCTGCAGATGTGGATTGTACTTCTTGATGAGCTGCCTGTACCGCTTCCAGCTCTTCTTCGTCGACTATGGAAAAACCAAAGTCGAATGCGTTTACACTGTTATCTGACATTAGAAGAATGCCTCCAATGTTGCTCTAGGCTCTACATCCCAACCCACAGCATCCAAAATGCTCTTGACGGGTTCAACAAATGCTTTCTCAAACTGGGTATCATAATCTACGTGCTCACGGATATCAAACTCTTCAGGTAGGACTTGAGGGAATGCAATGACATTGCTCTGTACCTTGTTAGGTTGTTTCAGGTAACAAAACTTTATCTTTTCGCCAGAATGGATCTTTTCATATTTATTTGTTAGATTATGTTGATCCACGTAATAATTGTAGGTTAAGGCAGCACGTACTTGAATAGGAGTGCCCTTTTTGAATAGACTTGCACTGTCTCTGTAAAACTCTAATCGATTTACTGATCTTGGAAAAGCTATATCTTCTACAGGGATGTTTGGAAAGTTCTCTCGTAGCTGTCGAATATAAGTTTGTACAGAAGGTTCGTCATTTTCAAGAATCACTTTCAAGGTGTCTTTAAACATCTGACGACACAAAGCTGGTGTTGAAGAACGGACAGCTTCGATACCCATCATCTTGAGCTTAGGTTCTTTATATTGAACACCTTCACTATTATGTACGTTAAGTACATAGTGCTTCTTACCTGTCCATATACCTTTGGAAGCTATCACCTCTCGCTTCATTACCATCATCTGATCAAAGCCGTTAAGATATTCCTTTAACTTTAGATATGCGTTATCGAGTAGTGGCTCAATCTTTTCTGTTGCAACTTTGTCAAGAAACTTAACTGGATCTTTAGGCTTTACTTTGTCAACCAAGCCACCCATATTGATATAAAGAGAGTCAGTATCAATTGCTATTACGTAGTCGTGGTTATCTGTACCGAGCACCTTATTCATATATTGGTTAAGGTGCTTCTCTGCCCAACGAATGGTTAACTGCCCACTGATGGTAATACCTTCTGCAATACGAATATCATAATATCTGAAGTATTCGTTAGACATTGCACCATAAAGACTGTTCATTAGAATCTTGATCGCCATCTGCTTATTATCAAGAGTCGTCACCTCTCGCTCGAGCTCATACGACGACCCAACGTCTTGGATCTTTTGCTCAACACTAAGCATCTGCTTCTTATATTCTTTACGTTCGTTGTAGAGTTTATCTACTAACTCAGGAAACAGTCCTCGTTGAGTTCGATTAAAGTATTGACCAGTGCCAGCCATACAATGTTCTGGTTTGACCTGAACGTGATTGTGATCCAGCAGATACTCTACTGAAGATTCATAGTTACCGTTGGTGTTATCACGACGAAGTAGATCAAAGCTGTGACTGTGATCAAGTACAGTCTCTGGCGACATGTTGTACTGCATAATGATATGTGGGTACAGACTGTTCAAGTCAAAAGACATTACCCAATCATGCATACCAACTTGATGGTCTTTTACATGAGCACCCTCAATCTTTCTTTCTTTGGTATTGTCTTGCTTAGGTGGACATATAATGCCTCGATTACGAAGCTCGTTAAAGATCAGTGCATCCCATACGGCTACAGACCCAAACGCATCTGCATAATTTACTCTACCTTTATAAGCAATAGTCATGCACAAGGTAGCAAGACTCATTTTATCTTCTAAGCGATCAACGATCTCAACATCTTTAATATTATAGTCAATAAACTTTTGGAAGTCTTGGAGATACAACTCATTGAGCGAACCATACTCACTATAGTCAATCTTACTGTCACCTAGTACAACGTGAGCAATATGATCAAGTTTATATGATTCCTGTGTACCATAGGAGTATGCAAACTTCTTAAACAGATCCAAATAATCTAACTGCTCGATACCACTGATTTCGAACACCTGCACTTCGTTCTGGCCGAGTTCTAGGATTCGACTACGAATAGGATTACGTATAGTCTGATACCATGGAGAAAGTTTATTAGCATGCCCTTCACCAAGTACCTTAGTAATTCTGTTAATCAAATACACCAAGTCGAACATTCGACTGTTCCAACCAGTAACTGCATCAGGATAGTTTGACGCCCATTGGTCCATAAACTTGTGTAGTAGCTCTGCTTCGTTGTTGCACTTAACGTACTTAACATCGAGGTGGTTTACTATAGATTTCTCATGGCTCCAATCACCAAGACCCCAAACGTAGTATACGTTATCAATATTGTTTCTAATAGTGATTGCTGTGACTGGATGATTAGCGTCTTCGGGCCGAGGGAATCCTTGATCGGATTGTACCTCGATATCGATAGACGTAACATTGATTACATCTCTATTGAATTCGATATCTTTGCGGAATGCGTCACTAATGAACTGCTGGATGAAGTTAGTGTTGCCGTGGATGTCAAAGTTATCGACACCTTTGTGTCGTTTGATAAAGTCCATAGCATCGCTCATAGAGTCGAAGTCCATCTCGGCTAGATGTGACCCACTCAGCGACTTAAACTCAGTTGGCTTAGGACTGGCAACATACAAAGTTGGCTTGTACTTTACTCTCTCTTGGACTCTACGACCTGCGCTATATCCACGAAAGTAAATGTAGTCACCAACACGTGTAACATTTGTATAGAATGGTCTGCTCATACAAGCATTGTCCCCTAAAACTATTTAAGAGACAAGCATTGAATCAGGAGTAATAATTCCACCAAACATCTTTTTATGTTGGTCTTCTAAACTTTTATCAGGTGAGGCGATAAACACTACCATATCTTTATTAACTTGTAGTGCATCTTTAGTTGAGAATGGACTGTACGGTACAAACTGTACACTTTGGTTTTGTGTAGGAACAATAACTACACTGTCTTTCACTTCAAGATAGGTATCCTTGTCTTCACATTCACACAATACATCTTCACCAGATAACATACGAACTACTTTAACTGACATAATATATCCTTGAAGAGGCCCCGAAGGGCCTCGGGTTAAATAAGCAGGTTAACTGAATACAAATATGTAAATCCAATTACTGCTGAGAGCAAGTAGATTCCATACGTATTGAACCTGCGAAAGACTCGCGGTTTCATTTCTCCTCCGTTAGTAACTCTGTTCCGATTGGAATTAAACGGGGTCGCTTTTCTTCTGGGACTTCTACTCTTAGATCAATAACGAGTAGGCCGTCAATGAAGTCAGCTCCATCAACGACAACGTGCTCTGATAGTCTAAAGGTACGGGTAAACTTCTTTGCAGAGATCCCGCGGTG